TCATAGAACTTGGACCCACTTGCCGGGGTTGGTGGAGGCGTTGTAGTCGAGCGGCTGCACGGTGGCCGCGCCCGCCGGCGCGCTGGTGCTGTACTCCCAGATCGAGTAGCCGCCGCTGTTCACAGTCGAGATCCCGCGCAGGGCGACCTGGGTGCCGAGCGCGATGGCGCCGGCGGTGGGCTGGGCGTTAAGGCTGGTGGCCGTGCCGCCGCCTGTGTCGGTGATGAAATTCCAGTTGTTGAGGCAGTTGAGCTGGGTCTGCGCGGCGGTCCAGAACGCGGGGGTGGCAGGCGTGGGGCTGCCCTCGCTGCCGGTGTAGACGGGGTTGTAGACGGTGATCTCGGCGAGCCAGCGCTGGGGCTTGCCGGTGGAGTCGATGACGTCGATGACGAGGAGGAAGGGCGTGCTTTCCTCACTGCCGACGGCGGCGATGAGCTCGGTGGTGTTGAGGTTGAGGTAGCCGGTGTAAGACCAGTCGCCGCTGTCGTCCTCCTCCGTGTTGGCCTCGACGAAGTTGATGGCCTCGAAGAAGAGCGTGGTGGCGGCAAGGTTGGTGGTGGGCTTGCCGGTGACGATGATGGAGCCGAGGTTGAGGCGCTGGGTGGTGGTGGCGCCGCCGATGGCGGCGGGGATGTTGCGCGGCCAGAGGACGAGCTGGAGCTGGTCCCCCGCGACGAAGCCCCAGTCCGTCTGCGGGGTGCTGGAGGTGAGGCCGCTGAGGATGCAGCGGCTGGGCGCGGCGTAGGCGCCGAAGTCGAAGTAGAGGTTCGCGACGCCTTCCGCCATGGTGACGGAACGATGTCATCGCGGAGCGGCTAAGCGCGAATCACTGAGGCCGGATCAGCAGCACGGCGCGGGCCTGATCCACAGTGAACTGCGGCTTGCCGGGGATGCGCGCACTCACGGCGTTATGAACTTCGACCGACCAGGCAAATTGATCGGCCGCGCGGAAGGGGATGCTGGCGAGCACGGCATCCCATTCGCGCAGGCAGGCGCAGCCGTAGGCGGGGATCATGGGCCGGAACTCCGTTTGCAGGCGCGCGGCGGTGAGGTGTCCCTTGGCGGCCTCCGCGTGCAGCCATGCCCACGCCGCGCGGCCCTGCTCATCCTTGTCTTGAAGAGGCGGAGGCGTGGCCGATGTCGCCCCTTGCTCTGAGATTCTTTTGAGGAGCCGTGGCGACGGCGGGTAATCCGCGTCGCTATGGAAAACGACCACGCCGTTTTTCCTGCGCGTGTAGCTCATGCGTCGAACTCGACGGTTATCACGGCGGTTATATAACCAGAGGTTTTTGTTATCGTGTGACTTGAAATCAGGTCGTCCCACGTAAGGCCTGAAACGCTCGTACTACAATCTATGCCTAGAATCCCGCAGTACACTCCGATCTTATAAGTACACTGCCCGTCTTCTCCCACGCTAGATTCGATACTAACTTCTAAGTACATGTCCGCCGGAAGGATCTCTGGATAACCCGCGCCGCACCCTTGTCTGCCATCCGGACAGGTAGTTGCGCAGGTGTACGTTATCGTGCCGTTGGCGGGGAGCGTGCCCACGGGGCTAATCTCTTTGCATCCGCAGCATCCATTCTTCGAGACCGAAAATCCATCCTGTCCTGACGCCGGTGGGTTGAAGGCTTCTCCGCTCGTCTCTCCATTGACGGTTTCCGTTATAGTCACCGTTCCAACCGAATACGGAGCAGTACAGGTATAGGCACTCGAAGTAGCATTCACGCCGTTAAACGTCGCCGATATTCTGGCGTGGGACGGAGAACTTACCGACAGTATGGAGTCCAAACAAGGACCGGGGAAATTGCTCACGGATCACCACGCATAGGCATTGGTTCCGCAGACCATGAATTGCGAGTAACCGGTGGTTTGCGCGTTGGCCAAAGTAAAGGTCACATTACCATCAGAGCCCGAGCTGTAGTCACTGATCGTGCCGAGCAAGACCCACGCATAGGTCATCGCGTCGGTGAGCGGCGACGGCTGGCTGCCCTGGTAGTAGATGTCGATTTCGGAGATGGATGTGCTACCGCTGGAGGTCGATAGGGTGCAGTAGGCGTAGACATACCCGTTGCCGGTGATGGAGAGCTGCGGATAGGCGCCCCCAGTTTTAATGTTGTTAGCCGTGCTGTTGACCTTGGCGATGACGCCGTTGAGCTGGGCGACAAGGTTGTCGTTGCCGTTAACCTGGATCTGGCCGGTGGCTCCCTGGCTCGTATTGTAGAGCTTGAAGGTCCACGAGGCTACGCCCCCTGTCGGCCACTGGCGGACAGGGAGCCTCGTGATGGGGCGCAGGGTGTTGCCGCCGGAGCCGCCGCGGCGCAGGATGCCGGACGCCTGGCGCGGCGTGGTGTTCTTGACGTAGCGCACCGCGCGGTAGATGTCCGCCGCAATGATGGGCTGGCCGGGTTGCGGTTCGTTGGGCAGGCCGAGCATGTTTCCTTAGCTGGAGGGGTAGAGGTCCGTGTCGATGAAGAGCGCGCCCTGCCACTCGCGCTGGCGGCGATACTTGCCGTAGAGGCCGGTGCGGGTGGAGCGGTCCGCACTTCTTTGCCAGACGTAGCCGGCGGGGATGAGGTCGCCGGCCTCGCTGGGCGGGTTCTCCAGCACGCCGCACTTGGTGGCGGGCGGGGCGTCCAGCGTCTCGCTCGTCTCGCGGATGACGGGCGCCCAGATGCGGTAGGCCTCCTCCCCGCGCAGTCGCTTCTTGGCGTAGACCTGGCCATTGGTGGAAAGCGTGTAAATGTTGAACGTGCCGGTGTAGCCGGTGATGGCGACGTTGGTGCTCGTGGCCGTGGCCGTGCCGATCGCGGTGGAGGCGGCGCCCTGCAGGACCTTGAACTGGTAGGCGAGCTTGTAGGCGGGGTCATCCTCGCGCTCCCACATGTCAATCATGGAGCGGTCCTGCAGCGTGAGGGCGCTGGATCCGCTCGTGGTGTTGCCGGCGTCCGTGCTCCAGAACATGGGGTTCTGGATGAGCGCCTCATCGATCTCCACCCACTCGAGCTCGTAGCTGGTGGTGTAGGGCGTCTCCAGGTCGATGGTGAGGCGACCCTTGTAGCCGGGCTGCTTCTGGAGGTCGGTGCCGACGACGATGACGTCGCCGGGGAGATCGCTGAAGGTGTCGCCGATCTCGGGCTGGCCGCCCTGGGCCTGGGCGTAGGTGCCCTCGTAGATGCGGGTGATGGTGCTCTTGGTGGAATCCTGCCGCTCGTGCGGGGAGTCGGGCGCCTCGGTCAGGCCGAAGAGGCCGATGATCTTGGGGAGGGAGGGAGCGGCCATGGCGATTTTACATGTAAACGGCGGTGGTCTGGCCTGGACGGCCGCCCGTAACGTTCACGATCCGGGCGACAGCCTTCGCCGTCGCCTCGGTGGCGTTGGCGGTGCGGCGCAGTTCGCTCAAGCCGGGCGAGGCGGCGGCGGAGCCGAGGAAGAGACCGACCTTGGCTAGGCGATCGCCCTCGGGCAGCTTGTAGTTGTAGCCGGTCTGCTCGTTGATCGCGGGCGCGGCGCGCTTGGCGACATCGTCCGCCTTGGGGATGGCGGAGAGAATCTTGTAAAGATCGGCCAGCCTCGCGCGGAGGTCGGGGTTGTCAGTGAAGAGCTGGAGGCCTTTGCCCTCGGAGAAAATGGACTTGATCGCGTCGCCGATCGGCGCCAGATCGGCACTGGCCTTGGCTGATCCCTCGGTGATATCCGTGCCGGAATCGGCGACGAGCTGGTCGTGGCTCTTGCCGCCGAGGGTGATGTCGTCGTTCTGGTGACTGGCGACGTAGTCGGAGAAGGACTCCTTAGCGGTTGCAGCCATGTCCTGCATGGCAGCAACCTGCTTGCTGGCCTCGTTTTGATCTCGATCCCGCCGCTCCCCTGCCGCCTTGAGAAGTTCGTCAAAGTGCTGATACTCCGGCGTACCCCACTTGTGCTGATCGCGCTGGTTGCCGAGCCCTTCAATGTGGGAGTCGTCGGCGGCGACCTGCTTTTGGAGGTCCCCCACAATCTTGAGCTGGCTGCCCAGCGCCTGACGCGCGACGGCCTTGTCGGGAAGATAGTTGGCCGCGCTGATGATGGCGTTGATCGGGCCCTTGACCGCCTCCATCATGCCGGCGCCGAACGCCTCGGCCGCACCCTTAAGCATCTGGGCGATGCCCGTCCACTTGTCGGGGTTGAAGATCTGATCGTCGATCGCGTTGAGCAGGTCCGGGATGCCGGCCAGGGCATTGACGAGAAAGTTGACCGCCTCCTCGAAGGCGAGGCGCAGGCCGGTGCCGATGAGGTCGGTGATCTGGCCGCTGCCAAAGGCATTCGTGAGGAAGCGAATCGCGCCGGCGATGCCGTCGCCCCATTTGGAAAAGTCGACCTGGTTGACGAGATCGAGCACCTGGCCAATGGCCGGAGCGAGCGCGCCGGCGATCTTGGCGAAGACGGTTTCAACCTGCTCGTTCAGGACGAAAAACTTGCGCTCGATCTCCTCAAACATGCCGGCATTGGAGCCCATGACGTTGGCGTATTCCCGGGCGGCGCTCATGGACTCGGCGAAGTCGGCCGGGCTGGCGTTGAGGATGGATTGCACCTCGAGCGCGGAGCGGCCGAAGATCTTCATGGCCACGTTGGCGCGGTCCGCCTGGTCCGGCAGGGTGGCAAGGCCGCGCTGGATGGCAGCGAAGGCCTCGGGTGCCTCCATGGCCTTGAGCTGCTGGATGGAAAGGCCAATGCGGCCAAAGGCGGCGGCGGTGGGCTCCCCGCCATCGCTCACGCCGCCGAGGGCACGCTGCATCATGAAGAGCGTGGTGGTGACGCTGCCGGCATCCACATCGAAGTACTGGAAGGTGCGGCGCAGCGCGGCGATGGCCTCGGCGGATTGGCCCGTCTCCCGCGCCATGGCGTTAAGCTGGTCCCCATAGCTGAAGCTCTCGCTGATCTTCTTGGTCACCTCCTCGAGCGAGGCAAAGACGCCAACCACGGCGGCGACCTCGGGCACGGCGAGGAGTGCATCGCGGATGAGTTCGCCCGCTTTTCTGGCGTTCTCTCCCAGGCCACGGAAGCCAAGGCCGGCATCGCGCGTTTCCTGGGCGAGCCGATGGGTGGAGGCGGCGGCGTGCTCCTGGCGCGCGGCCGTCTCGGTCAACGCGGTGGATTGCTCGTGCGCGGAGACGGAAGCGACCTGATGGGCTGAGGACTCGCGCGTGACGGCCTCGGCCAGCTCGCGTGTCGTTTGCTCCACCCGGCGCTCCTCCTGCTCGACGCCGCGCAGGGCGGTTTGCTGCACATCGAGGGCGCCCACCGCCGCCGCGCCGGCGCCGACGGTGTGAACGTGGCTGGCGAAATCCTCCACGCGCTCAGCACCGCGGTGGGGCCGGCCCGGTCCATCGCTGCGCGGATGCTGCGCGGACTCATCACCGGGACCTTCATCGCCTTCCAGCGCACTGCCGGCGCCGGAAGCCTCGTTGGCCACATCCTCCAGCGCGATGGCAGCACCCTCCGCGCGCTCGGTGATGCCCGCCAGCGCGCCGGAGACGCTACGGAGGCTATCCGTGGCCCGGTCGTTGCCCAACGCGCCCAGGGCGGCGGCAGCGGCCCCCAGGCCAGCCTGCAGCGGCGCGAGGGCGGTGAGGATCTGGGCGAATTGCGCGCGCAGCCGGGCCAGCGACGCATCGATCTTCGCCGTGGCCTCGAGCACCTTGGCGTTGGTCGCCAGGTACTGCGATCCATCCAACGTGATCGTGGAGGCGTAGACGGGATCAGGCATGTGCGTTGGTCAAGTTTCGCGTTCGATGTAACTGGGCTCGCCCCACTCCCAGCCGTGGCGGAGGGCGATGGCGGTGCGCAGGGCCCGGGCCTCGGCCAGCGGCGTGCGGCGGATCTCGCGACGCGGCCAGCCGTACTCGTTGGCCAGCGTGTCGATCAGCGTCAGGAGCCAGCCGGCGCCGTTGCCGGAGCTGTAAAATTTGTGCTGGTCTCGCCCTCCTTGTGCGGCGGGTTGAGGTGCGCGCTGGGCTCGAAGGCGCGCGCGATGTTCTCGTTGATGAGCGCGGCCAGGGGCGCAAGCTGGCCCATGGGGATGGAGGCGCCGAACGCGCTGAGCACGTGGCGCAACGTGTCGCCGCCGGCGTAGAGCAAATCCTCTACCTGCTCGTCGGGCACGGACATGGCCCAGAGCGCGTTGCGGACTTCGGCGAAGCTGATTTCCTTCTGCGCCTGGCCGCGGCGAACGAAGGGCGAGTAGAGCTGCTCGAGGTTGATCTGCGTCTGGACGGTGTAGACGTGCAGGCGCAGGCCGGGGCCTTGCAACGCCGACGGCGCGAGCGCGTGGCGGGCGACCGCCGGCGTCTTGCTCGAGGCGGCGGCGAGCCGCTCGTGCATCTCCTGCAGCTTGGCCGGGTCGGTGCCCTGGATCAGCTCGGCATCCGGCGCGCCTTCCTCGACCGATGGTGATTCGGTTTCCATGTTTTCTCCTGGTGGCGTCGGCGCCGGTTAGGACGTGGCCAGGTTGACGAAGCGCTTGCTGGTGAAACGCCACTTGGCCATGTCCTTCCACGAATACATCTTCTCGATGTTCTGGATGATGTGGCCCGTCTGGCCGGCGATGGTGACCAGGGCGCCGCGCGTGGGGATGGTGTCGGTGGTCTGCAACACCATCTCGATCGTGGCCTCGTCGTGATCGTCGAAGAGGATCTGGCCGATGGTGAATCCGTTGCCGTCATAGATGACGGTCTGCTCGCCGTCGCGCTTGACGCTGATCGACGTGCAGATGCCGGTGTAGGCGACCCCGGAGATACCCCAGGTGACGTTGGCAATTCCGGTTCCGATGAGTTGAGGCGTGGCGGGCGTGGGCATGGCGGGTTAGCTGGTGGGCGGGATGGTGGTGGTGGAGGTGGCCTGGCCGGGGACGGCGCGCAGACCGAAGGACATGCGGTAGGCGGCGAGCGGGACGCCGTCGGGCGTGACCATGGGCTCGCAGCGCTGGTACTCGAGATAGGCGCCCGTCTGCTCGCTGGAGAACTGGAGGTCCAGCAGCGTGGTGCGCAGGTTGTCGAGCTGCTCGAAGAGTGGCGGGCGGCTGCCGACCGACTGAATGAGCGCGAGGTCCGGCCGGGCGGTGAGGCCGAGGTTGTAGCCGAAGATGACTTCGAGCCGGTGAAGCAGGAGCGGGACGAAGGGCAGCTCGCTGATGTTCTCGTCGCCGGCCCAGTGGAGCACGACGCGGTAGTTGAGCGGGCCGTTGTTGAGCAGCTCGAAGACGTTGAACGGATCGCGCGCGATCGAGACGAGACCGGGCTGGCCGAGGCCGGTGAGGAACGCCTCGAGCGCGGCCTTGAGGATGGCCAGGATTTGATCGATGCGCAGGGCCATGACCTAGGGGAGGAAGAAGAGAGAAGGTTGAGGTACCGATGCCGTCCCGCGATCCGACGCACGCACGCTTGCAATCGTGAGCGCACCGTTCATGACCGGGGCACAGGCGCCGGACCGCGAGACATTTTCGTGTGGGTTCAGAGGGAAAGGTTGCATTAGAGCGCGAGGCGGCTGCCGCAGGGCTGGGTTTGCAGGCGGTCCGTGATGATGGAGGCGCTGGGATCGGCGCGCTGGTCGTCGGGATCCAGCGGCAGCTTGCCCTTGGAGATGAGCGAGAGTTGCTCGCGCACGGCGTTGGCGCGACCGACCCACGGGTTCTTCTCATCCCCGACGCGCCGGCCGTAGATCTTCTCCGCGGCGAGGACGCGCGCGGCGTTGACGATGATGGGCGGATAGCCGCTGGTCGCCGGATACTTCACCTCATCCGGCACCAGGGGGACGCGGTAGCGCACACCCACGTGCGCGTCGATCGCGTCACTGACCTGCTGGGAGATCAGGTCCCACAGCCCCGCGTCCTGGACGCCGTCGCCATCGTCATCCAGCGCCTGCAGCAAGAACTGCGGCGGGATGTCGGCACTGAGGTCACTTTGGACGACATAAGGCATGGGAGATCAGATCAGGAGGCCTTCGGCGTTTACGGGTAAGCCGTCATGGCCGTGCCGGTACCCTTCGAACCGAAGGCGAGGTCGGAGAGCAGGAACCCTGCGGCGTAGCGGCCATAGGCCTGGTAGAGGAACTCGTGCTTCTTGAACACGTGGTCCGAATCCGGCGCGGTGAGCGAGGTGAGGACCGGCGCCTTGTTCACCTGCCAGACAAGCGGCTTGACCGCCAGGCCGGTCTCGAGCAGGAACCACGCATCCGGCGTGGAGCTGTTGTCGATCAGCGGGCTGGTGATGATCTGGGCCGTGCCCTTGTCCACGTTGGTGACGGCGGCGACCGAGGTGTTGCCGGTGTTGGCCTGGATGACCGTGTCGGCCACCAGGATCTGGCGCGCGGTGGGCTCGAGCCCCGCGCCCACGACGAGCTGGAGCTTGCGGCCGAGGTTCATCGGCCGGCCCTGGGCGTTGACGCGCGACATGAGGTTGGCGCGCGCAGCGCGGTAGCTGTAGATGTTGAGCGGGGCGTTGGCCGTGATGTTGCCACCGGCCACCAGGACGTTGGAGAAACCCGGATCGCCCGGGGTGCGGATCTTGCCGGCGGAGAAGTAAGGCGAGCCGGTGTAGTCGTTGCCGCTGAGCGTGCCCTGGCTGTCCACCGTGCTGGTGGCGCTGAAACCGCCGAGAAGCAGCGGGATGACGCGCACGTCCTGGTCAAACCGCGCGGCCATGCCCATGGCGGAGAAGAAGGGGTTGTAGATCCCGTAGTTGTCGTTCTCGATGTCCACCTGGCGAACGGCGACGGTGTCCTCAAACTCCGCGTTGGCGACCGTGAAGTTGGACGCGCTCAGGTTGCGAATTTCGATTTCGTTGAGCAGCTTGCGCATGCCGGGCACGGCGCCGAGCCAGACGTACTTCTCCTCGTTGTTGGTGGAGGGCACGGTCATGACCAGCGGGTCGGAGACCGGCGTGGCGCCCTGGAGCGCCTCGTCGAAGAGGGTGCGGTAGCCGCGGTAAAGATCGCGGAGATTGCCGTCGTTGATTTGCATGGCGGGGAGGTAGGTGAGGTGTGGGAGTGGGAGGCGGGTTAAAGAGCTTTGCGGCGGGTATCGACCCAGACGTAACCGTCGGAGATGTCGACGACTACGCCGGCGATGATCGTGTGGGCCGTGCCGCCGGCGATGCCGACCGTCTGGTCGTCGTAGACGTAGGCGAGGGCCTGGCCGATGCTGGCGGCGGTGAGCGCGTTGCCGCCCGCCGCGTTCTGGTAACCGAAGATGCCGCGCTTGACCCGGCCGGACATCGCGCCGGCCGCGCCGCCAGTGTTGCTGGTGTCGGGCCCCTCAAAGCGGCCGATGACCGCGAGGCCCGCGGTGTCGCTGGCCGGGTTCAGGTTGCCGCTGGCATCGACGGCGGCGAGGACGCCGGAGTAGAGGATGGCATTGGCCGCGAGCGGCAGGTAGACGTAATCGCCCAACTTCTCGGGCACATCGATGGAGGCGGTAGCGGCGGACATAGGTAGTTAAGCGGCGGTGGGGTTGGTTGGTGGCGAGGCGGGGGAGTTAAACGACGGTGAGGTTGGCGGGCTGCTCGGCCTGGAGTGTGAGGAGGTACTTCTCCTCGGTGATGTTGAGCCGCTTGCAGATGGCGCGCTGCTCGGCCGTGAGCGTGGTGACCTTGCCCGAGGCCGCCGGTGTCGCGCCGGGCTTGGTGCGGGAATCCAGCGGCACCGTGGCGGGCAGCTTCTCCACCATGGAGGAGAGCACGGCGGGCGAGAGCTGGTTGATCTCCTCGACGGAAAGCGGGATAACCTTGCCGGCGGACGTGGCGCGCTCGACGATGGCGGCCCGCGCGGCGTTCTGGTTGCCGGCCTCGAGCGAGACGAGGCGCTCTTCGAACTTCTTGAGCTCCGGCGTCATGGTCGCGGTGGCGGCCATGTTCGGCTTGAAGTTGGTGGCGGCGTCGATGATCTGCGCGTCGGTCGGGTTGTCCGGCAGGGTGACGCCAAGCGTCTTGAGGAGCGTGACGAGCGAGGTTTTCGGATCGAGGGCGGGGGTCGGCATGGCGGTGTGGGGTTGGAGCGAGGCGGGGTTGAGGAAGCTGGCGCTGTAGAAAGTGAGGCCGTCCACCGCGCCCTGGCGGCAGAGCGCGACGGAGTGGAGGAAGATGACTTCGCCGTCGTCGTTGAGCTGCGGCGTGGGGGAGAGATCGCGGTAGCTGCCGGCGTGCTGCCGGCCGGACTCGGTCCACTCCGTGATATTGAGGTAGAGGCCGTCGCCCTCGATCACCTCGGGCACGCCGTACGCGGCGACCTCGACGGGGTCCTTCTTGAAGTTGGGCGAGCTGGGGACGGTCTGGTGATTGTAATCGAGCGCGATGTGATCGAAGCCGAACGACTTTTGGTTGGCCGATAGCTGCTTGAGCGTCTGCGGGCCAACCGTGACGGGGCCCTTGACCGTCTCGTTCCTACCCCAGCTCAGCAGCTTGAGGCGTTCGGGCAGGGCCTTGGCATCCTTGGCGCCATTGCTGATGGCGAAGGAAATGAGGCGTCCGTTGATCGAGTCGGCGGTGGGCACTCCCGCGAAGGTGGCGGAAAGCGCACCGGCGCGCGAAACGGTGAGGCCGGTTCAAAGGGGTCGCGCGCCGCGGACCGGACTTGGCGCCGAAGGAGGCAAGTTACGGAATGACCAAATGGACCAAATTGACGGAAGGGAATTACTTGGTCAGCGACTCGATCTTGAGCTTGGCGACGTTGTCGATGCGACGCCGGGCCTCGGGCGTGAGCTGGCCGTTGAGGATGGGGAAGAACGGGCGCGGCGGAATGGTCACCTGGCGTCCGCGGCCGGCCTGGCGCCCTAGCGGCAGAGCGCGACGGAGTGGAGGAAGATGACTTCGCCGTCGTCGTTGAGCTGCGCCATGGGGGAAAACTCGCGGTAGCTGCCGGCATGCTGCCGGCCGGACTCGGTCCACTCCGTGATGTTGAGGTAGAGGCCGTCGCCCTCGATCACCTCGGGCACGCCGTACGCGGCGACCTCGACCGAGTCCTTCTTGTGGTTGGGCGACGTGGGGACGGTCTGGTGATTGTAATCGAGCGCGATGTGATCGAAGCCGAACGACTTTTGGTTGGCGGAAAGCCGCTTGAGCGTTTGAGGCCCGACGGTGACGGGGCCCCAGACCGTCTCGTTCCTACCCCAGCGCAGGAGCTTAAGGCGTTCCGGCAGCGCCTTGGCATCCTTGGCGCCATTGCTGATGACGAAGGAAAGAGGGCGTCCGTTGATCGAGTCGGCGGTGGGCACTCCGGCGAAGGTGGCGGAAAGTGAATGCCGTCGCGAAACGGTGAGACCGGTTCTCAGCGGTCGCGCGCAGCGGACCGGACTTGCTGCCGAAGAAGGCAAGTTACGGAATGACCCAATGGACCAAATTGAAGAAAGGAAAACTACTTGGTCAGCGACTCGATCTTGAGCTTGGCGACGTTGTCGATGCGGCGCCGGGCCTCGGGCGTGAGCTGGCCGTTGAGCACAGGGAAGAACGGGCGCGGCGGAATGGTCACCTGGCGTCCGCGGCCGGCCTGGCCGCCGAGCTGCTGGATGGCGGCGTAGGGGCGATCGCTGCTGACGGTGACGGCATCGTTGGTGAGCTGGGTGATGGCGATGGATTGGTAAAGTGCGCCGCTCTCGCGCAGGAGTGTGCCCTTCTTGCGCCGCAGCGTGGAGGGCGCGTTGGGCGCCCAGGGGGTGGGCCGCAGCGTGGCGTCGCTGAACGCGCGCTTGGTCAGGGAAACGAACACGGCGCCCATGGCCTCGAGGATGGGCCGGCGGTCCGCGACAGCCCGAGCACGGCGCGCGAGCTCGGGGGAGATGCCGTTGCGGTAGGCGATGCTCATGTGGAGGGAGGCCTCACGGAATTTCCAAATTGAACCAAATTACGGCATCATTTCGTGGGCGATCTTGAACTCGTACTGAACAACGTTGCCGGCGTGCCAGCGGTGAAGATCGGTGATGGCGAAGCGGCGGCCGTCGCGACTTTCCAGGGTGGCACGGGCGAGCTTGAGGTCCTGCGGGCCGGTGACGTCGGGATAGAACCAGCCTTCGCTTTTATCGAAGTGGAAGTTGCCGTCGATGACGTGCTGGCCAGCCTCGTCGAGCACGCGGCATTTGGTGGGTTTCAAGCGGGCGACGTTTCCTGAGATTTTTCGACATTTTCCGTTAACCTGGCTGCGTCCTGTTGGAGCTGCAGTGTTGAAGTCAGGATGTTACCGGAGTGGGCAGGTCGTAGAGGCACCTTCGCAAGTTTGTCAGCTACTTCGTTGAGAATCCTAGCCGCGTTCCTGGCGGCAATGATGATCTGTCCATTTTCTGCATTCATATTTTCACCTCATCCATGGCCGGCCAAAGGCCGTCCTGTTTTTGTTCGAAGGTACCGCCGTTGCGCTCGGCCTGGTCCTGCAGGTACACGGCCAAGAGGGCGGAGTCGGCGAGATCGGGCGGCCGCTCGAGCTGGTCGACCGCGCCGGTCCACACCACGGGCACGGTCTGGCCAGCGTCGCGGGCGCGCAGGGCGGCTGTGACCCGGCGGCCGTCCGGCCAGGCGACGGAGCATGTCAGCGTGACGGTGGCGCGATCGTCCACGTCGCCGGGGGGTGAGGTGGGGGCATTCATAAAAAGAGGACGGCCAGCGCCGCCTTGATCGTCTCGCGGTGGAGCGGGATGTTCCAATACGTGGACAACTTAAAAGGTTCAGTCAGCAATTCAAAGACCTTCGTCGGGATTTCGCTGCCGTCGACGATGCCGGGATACTGGCGCCCCATGTAGACGTGGAACCACTGGTCCTTCTTGCCGCGGGTGGAGGAGTTGTACCCGGGCAGCGTGGCGGCGGACTCGCCGGCCGTGCGCGCGTTGAAGTGCGCCAGGATGGCGTCCCGGTAGGCCTTCGGTCCGCGCAGGTGAAGCCAATGCGCGAGTTCATGAAAGAGGACGCGGCGGAACTCGGCCGTGTCGTTGCTCAGCGCGGGGCCGTTGAGGGAGAGAACATCCTTACCTGGGTCGTACTCGCCCAGCGCGCCGGGCAGTTTTCTCCGCACGCGGATGGTGATGGCCGGCAACGTGTCGAGGAGCGGCTTGGGCACGACATCGATGAACTCCTGCACGACAGCGGAAACGGTCGTCTTCCACTGGGCGGAGTAGCCGCGCGGCACGCCGATGCTGGCGACCTTGTCCTGCACCGTGACGCCGTGGTTCTGCTTGAGCGCGGCGACGAGATTGGTTGCCTCGGCGGGAGTCATCTGCCCCGGCTGCGCGGTGTGAGCGGCGATGAACTGATCGAGGGTGGGACGCGGTGCCGGCGCCGGCGCGGCTGGCTGGCCGTGCGGCGGCGGGGTTGCGCCAGCGGCCGGCTTTCCACCGAGCCAGGACCACACGGTCGGCTGGTGGGCGCCCAGGGGCGTGCGCTCCGCCCAGGCCTTGAACTCGGCCCAGGTCTGTTTGTCGTAGCGCGCCTCCAGCTCATCGAGCGGCATGCGCAGCGTGCGCGGATCCCAGCCAAAACCGGTGTCGGACTTCTGTTGTGGCGCGCGGACGTCGAAGGTGCGGCCGTTGCGGACGAGCGTGCCGTCGACCAGGTGCTGGGCGCGCGGGCCCTCGAAGACGAGGCGGTCGTCCGTCGGGCGCTTCTGGTCCGCCTGGGCGAGGTCGTCGCGCTCGTCCTGGCTGATGGGCACGGCCTGGCAGCGGCACCCAAAATCCCAGGGCGGAAAGTGGTTGGCCCAGAAGGGCGAGTCGGCGGGCAGCACGATCTTGTCCAGCGCGGCGTGCGTCGGGCGCACGCGGGCGTCCTCCATGGTGAGGTATTGCCAGAAGGGCAGGACGTCGCGCTGGCGATCCATGACGCCGAACTGCGCGGCCTGGTAGGCCTGGAAGCCGTGCGTGCGCAGGAGGAGCTCCGCGCGGCGGTTGGCGGCGGCGATCTGCGCGTCGTGCTTCTCCGGGTCGGTCTCGTGCGGATCGACGAGGAAGGGCGAGATGTCCGCGGCGACGTCCTGCTTCACGTCGTCCCACAACGCGCCGGCGGGGAGCTCCGCGATGCGGTCGCGGATGGCCTGCGCGACGTTCGCCTGGCCCTCGAGGCCCGTGATAGTGAAGGCGCGCGCACGGAGATCCGGCAGCAGGCCGTCGAAGACGTCGCGGGCCACCACCGGCTTGCTGGCGATGAAGTCAGCCGCCTCCTGGTGCGGCGCCGGGGCGAAGAGGAAGTCCATCAGTCGGCTCCCTCGCGAATATAGTCCAGCGTCCGCGGATCTGGCTCATCGGTGAACGGATCGCCGTACACGAACCACTGACGTCCATCCCCCTTTCGCCAGCCCCCCTTTTCCCATCCGACCCGCCGGATGTACCGGAGATTGCTCACGATCTGGTCGATGTTGAGCTTGCCCGCCACGAAGTCGCGGAGGTTGCGGAAAAAATCGTCCGCGTTCCCTGGCCGGCCGCAGTTGCGCCACCAACCAAGAAATTGATCGCGGGGCCGCTGGGGTATCTCGCGCAACATGGCCCGCGCCGCTCGCCAGGTTAGCGCGAGCTCATCACGTTTCTTCTGCTGGCTGACCATGTGCGCATCGTCGATCCGCTTGATTTGATCTTCCACCGGCTCCGTGTCGTGCCACTCGGGAAACAGCGATACCTTTTCATTGTGACGACGCTGCCGGCGCCTGGCGCCGGCCACACGACGCGGAGTCGCGCCCTTGGCCTCGAACCAGAACCAGCGATTGAAGCGGATGGGGATCACGAGACTCACGCGCTGGCCGGCTCCTTCGCGTTTAGGACCGGCGCATCCTCCATGAGTCGGAGAAGTTTTTGGCTCGCTAGTGCGAAAAAAATAGGCAGGTCGAGGGCGCGGTCGAGGTCGAGGGCGCGGTCGAGGTCGAGGGCGCGGTCGAGGTCGAGGGCGCGGTCGAGGTCGAGGGCGCGGGCGCGGGCGCGGGCGCGGGCGAGGGCGAGGGCGCGGGCGCGGGCGAGGGCGCGGGCGAGGGCGCGGGCGCGGGCGAGGGCGAGGGCGGCGTGGTACGAGGCCCACGCGCGGTCGCTCGCTTCGCGAGCGACCTGACAGACGGAATCCCACTCCGCCTCGCTCGGTTTGTCGCCGGCGATGAAGCGGCGATAGAGCTCGGCCACGTCAGCGATGATCTTCTTCGCCTCCTGGTCTTTTACGATCTGAGGATAGATCGAGTCGGGATCCGTCAGCAGCCAGAGCGCGAACTTGTGCGGAACCAGGGTGAGGTCGGCCCCGACCGCGGGCGCATTAAGAAAACGCTCCGGCCACGCGCGCGCCTGCTCCACCGGCAGCCGCTCAAAAAGAGTGTCCTCCACGTAGGCCAGGGCGATGGGAATGCCCAGCTCGGTCTCGTAGGCACCGTGGTCGCTCGAGTGCAGCGTGCAGCCGACGGCGCACCCTTTGCCGCCGCTCCAGTAGCCGTAGCCCTGGACAAGCTGGTCGGCCTCACGGTGCTTGCGCACGCGCTTGAGGTACTTTGTTTTGACGGCTTCCTTCCCGTGGAAAGCAAGGAGTTGAGTCGTGGCGGCCATGGTTATTTTCCCTTTGGTGGTTGTTGTGGTTTCAGGACGTACTCGCGGGCGATCTGACTGCCCGTGAATGAAAGCGCTTGCTGGATAGCGTTGCGCCGTTGCTGGGCGCGGGTGGTGCGCATCCGCTTCTGCGTGGCGGCGGGTTGACCGGCGCCGGGAAAAGCAGCGGCGTGTAGGTGAACGGCGCGCGCTTCACCGGCGGGAACTCTCTCCACACCTGACCAATGTGGGTTTTCATGCCTGCTCCACGTGATAGTGATGGGTGATGTGCCAACCGCGATAGCCGTTTTGCGGGCAGAACTTTGTGTCGAGGTATTCGCAGTAGTGATGAAGCGGGATCCAACCGAAGTATCCACTGGCAGTGCAAAAAACGTGCTGAGCCGAACTGGCGACCCAGTGCGTGTGGCGGTACGCGACCACCTTGGGGACACCAGGATCGAGCCATCGCCCTTCCCATTGCAGGCGCGCCAAGCCACGCGTGGGACCGTGGCGAAGGTGCAATCCGCGCTGGCGAATCCACGCAGCCCCGAGCAGATTCAGCCCGTTCTCCATCATCGAGGGATTCGTGTACCTCTTGAGGTCGAATCCAACGAGAACCTCACGCGCTTTCTCCAACGTGATTTCGAGCGCGACCGCGAGTGCATTGGGTCCGCAGTTCGCACCCCAGGCTTGGTAGGCGGCGAGTTGCTCGGCTTCGGTAAAGAGAATTTGATGAGGTCGAGCTATGGCAGGAGTCGTCGGATTCATCGGCTTGATTTGGTTTAAAACGTGGGCTCGGTGAGCTTCGCGAGGGGGTAGGACGCGTTTTCCCGAGCGGCGTGGGTGAGGACAGCGCAGGGGGAGATTGAGGGGCGGAAATCGGCGGGCATCGAAAGGGGTTCAGTAGTTGGCGCGGAACTGGTCGAGCACGTCGCGGCGTTCCCAGTAGTCGGGGTCCTCGGCGCAGCGTTTGAGGTGCTGGAAGTAGCTGGCGAGGTTGACGGTGTAGACCTCCGGGCTGACCCGGCCGCCGTCGACGAACCCGCCGCGGATGAGCCGGCGCAGCGTCCGCGTCTGGCGCCCCAGGCCCAGCCGTGCGCAAAGCTCGACGGTGACGCGCTCGAGCTGTTCCCACGAGCGCGGCACGAGCTTGTAGACGCCGCCCTGGGGCAGCTCGACCACGTCGCAAAACACCGTCTCCGGCACGCCGAAGGGAAGTTCGCCCTGCACGGGCGCGGGCGCGAACTGGCCGGGGCCGACCTCGACCATGCGCGGCGGATGCCGGCCGTTGGCCAGGGAAGAGGTGCGCTGGATCATAACAGGGTGAGTTGCCGGTCCAGGGCGGCGGCGCGCTCGCGCTCGAAGTTGTGCCGGGCGATGATGATGTTGACGGCCTGGTACACGCCCTCCCCGCCGCCGGGCTCGGGGTTGGCGAGCTGGGCGAGTCCGAGCTGGTAAAGCTCCGTGACGCGGGGGCGCACGGTAAGGAGGTCGATGCCGCATTTCTCCGCCAACTGGCGCGTGGTGCAGGGCCCGTGCTTTTGCAGCGCGTGGTAGACCTGGCGGCGCAGGCCCTCGACGCGCTTCTGCACGTCCTCCCACGTCTCGTTGCGGTAATCGATGGGCTGCATGGCGGGGTCAGTTGGCGGCGCGCCGGCGCTGGCGCTCCCGGTCTTCCTTGATGAGGTCGAAATCGCGGTCGCGCACTTTTCCAGCGAGGCCATCGCGAGCGACGCGCTCGAGGTGGTCGAGCAGCTCGGGCGACATCTCGAAGAAGTGGAAGATGGCTGCCGCGCAGTCAGGGCACTGGACCGGGTCCATGATGCCGCAGCCCGTCGCGGCCAGGATGAAGAAGCACCAGAGCTCCCCGCCGGGTTGGCGCACGCCGCAGCAGGCAAGTTCGTAACCGCGAAAGTCGAAGCAGTACCCCGGTCCCGGGAAGAACTCCTCCTTGCCGAAGGCGTCCCGCATCTTGAGGCGGATGGTTTTGCGTTCGATGGTGATTTTCATATGGAGTCGGGAAGGATGTCGGCCTCGACGTTGAAGAAACCTTGGGCACCGCGGTAGGGAATCGGGCGGGTCAACCGGCGCGCGTTGGCAAAACACCAGCCGAAGCGGCCGGGCGAGAAGTCGCCCCACATCTCGACGATGGGCCACATGTTCGGCACGCAGAATTTCTCGAAACGGAGACGGTTCTGCTCAACCCGCAACGGCTCGCCCATGCCCAGCGGATTGGTGGTCGCCGTCTCGACGCAATCGACAAGATCAACCCGGCCAATGATCGCTCCCAGCGGCAGGCCGGCGAAGCCGTGCAATCCCGAGGCGGCGAGATCCCAGGCAAAGCGTTTGTCGTTGCGGCGCTCGTTCCAGAAGCGCACGAGCTCGCCGTTGGACTTCTTCGCTGCGTGGATCAGCAACGGGCCGCGGTAGTTTGTCGACCAGTGGCGCGTTTCGATGGGCTTGAGGCTCGGCACGAAGAGCACGGAGGCCCACGGCTGCCAGAGGGAGATGGCGGGTAGCGTCCTCACTTCCATCCCCTTTCCTTCTGGCACTCCTCCCACGCTTGGTTGAGCTCGGACATCGCCTCCTCATTTCCGCCGGAGTCCGGATGCCGAGCTCGGGCGAGGTCGCGGTAACGCTTGCGTGCGTCGGCTTCGGCGCACATATCCGCTAACTGCATGACAACTTGCCACGGGCGGTGGCCGACTCGATCCGGCAACGCCTTGAAGCCGGAAAACATCGCCTTGATCATGTGCTTGGCGCCCCAGCGCTCCATGCCGCGCATGGCTTCGATCGTCAGGGCGATGGCGCGGACGTTGGCCTCGATGCGGGCCCAGCGATCACACGGAATCGCGACCTGCGTGTTCTCGTAGGTGAAGTAGGCGACGACGCCGGGTTCCTTCGGATTACGAGCGGTCAGGTTGTAGTTGCTCGACAGGACAAGCGTGGTGCCGCCGAGAAGCTCAACCTCCCGATTCAAGGACTTTAGTGCACCCTCGATCGAGACCTTGAACTGGTTGCCGGACTCCCGCTCTTTCGGGTCGGTCTTCGGCCAGCCGTTCGGCCATTGCAGTGGGTATGCGGTGGGTGATTTCATAAAGGGGGTGCCCCGATCCGCGCGTTGTCCACGCTCGGGGCCCGACGTGGTAAGGCTTCCTCCCGGCTTTCTTTCCCGCCCCGGGAGGCCACACGCGCGGCGTCATGGATATGATGGCGGGGGTGCTTGGCGGCACCTGGTCTATCCGCGTACCCGCGGAAATCGTTGGCGGCGCGTTCGCCGTGCAGTTCTTCGAAGGTGATGCAGGAAAACCTGAAGAGGGTGTCGACGTGGTGCTCGTGCCTGCTTATCGGTTTGTCGAACGAAATGGCAGTCAGCGGCATCGCCTCGCCGGCATGAACGGCATTCACGTAGATCGGCGGCCAATCGAGATCAATGGGGTAGCTCACGCCTTCCTCCGCGCGCCGCTGGCGCTGGCGAGGAGTTTGCCCAACACATCCGCGGCGGGCTCACCGCCGCCCCGCTTGGCGCGTTCCTTTTGTGCCTTGCGGCGGACGGTGAAGACGGCGTGCCAGATGGTGCGCGAGTCGGCGTCCTCCAGTGTCGTCGCGCGCTTGTTCTTGATGAAGCCGCGGGCGTAGGCCATCGCGGCGGGCAGGACGTCCTTCGCCTCCGTGCAGGCGCGGTAGAGCGAGAAGAGGGCCCACTCGCGCTGCTCGGTCGCGCCCTTGAGCGCGGCGGCGAGCGCGGGCTGCATCTTGCCGGCCATCTCGAGGAACGCGGCCTTGAGCGGGTTGAAGTCCTCATTGACGCAATGGGTGAGGCCCGGCTTGCCGACGAGGCGTTGGACCTGGTCGTGCCGCCAGGTGTCAAAGTCCACACCGACGGGCTGCATCTCGTGGTAAGCGTAATGCGCCATGGCGGCGAGCTTCTGCCGCTGGAGCGGGGAGAGCGGGGCCAGGGCGGCGCCGCGGGTCTGCGCGACGACGTAGGTCATGCCTTGTTCCTCAGGTGCGTGATGGCACTGCGGCAGCGCCCCATGAACCGGGCGATCTGCTCGTCGCTGAAATGCGGGCGCAGGACCGCGATGGCGCGCGCCCGGAAGCGGATCAGGTAGGCGCTGCGGTCCTGGGCTCGCAGGGCGCTGGTCGGCACAGCCGCCATCGTCGGGTCCTGATCCAGGATGCGGCGCATCTCCCGAGCGAGGAATGCCGCGATGGAATGGGCCTTGACCGTGCGGTCGCCGGCGGGCTTCCGCAGGCTCGCGTTGGCACGGTGACGCGGGATACGGGCGAGCTGCGCCTGCAGCTCGGGATCCGCCGCGACCTGGTGGATGGTCTGGCGCTCGCGGATCACCGGTGGCCTCCCTTGCGCAGCTCACGCAGAAGCGCGGCGGCCGCCTCGCGGATGGTGGTGCGGGTGCGGGCGCCCTGCTCGCGGACCAGCTCGATCACGACCCCGCCGAGGAGGACGATGAGGGTGCCCACCGCCCGCGAATGGAAGTGGACATCGGCGATGACGGCCGAGATGACAAGCAGGATGTAGACGATCACGACTCGTCCTCCTCGCGCGCGAAGGCCTCGGCCTCGCGCACGGTGACGCCGGCCTCGCGTGCGATGAGGCCGATCTCGTGACGAATGCGGGCGAGCTCGGCGAGCAACCGAGCTCGCTTGTGCCAGAGCTGCTGTTGCCGCGAGGTGAAAAGCGGGCGGATCACGCGGCCTCCGACGTGAGGGATTCTAACGAAGCGGCGTCGAAATACTGGCGCGTTGCCGCCATCTGGTATTCGTCACCCTTCGCCCGGATCTTCTTCGCGCAATCGCGCAGGTGTTTGATCAACTCGGAGCGAGCAGCGCCGCTCACCTGCGCCATGACGCGCCGGACGAGATCGATGTTGAAGCGGAAGCTGCCCGCGCCATTGGCGTCGTCGTTCTCCAGGTCGAGCGACCACTGGATGTGAACGCCATCCACTTGAAGCGAGAACCATCCACTGACACAGCAGTCGAATCGATGCAGACCGCCGGGCTCGTACTTTTGGGCGCTGTCCCAGGGAAGGTCGGGAGCGGAGCGATCGAGGTAGACGTACGTGTGCCCAATCGCCTTCAGAGCCGACGTGCAGGCAACCGCTTTAGCGAAGCTGGGCATACTCACGCTCACGCGACCTCCTGCAGCTTGGGCTCGACGGTTTCGATGCGGGGTTCGATGTAGAAGGCATCTTCCTGCACGACCTGGACGCCGATAGCCTTGAGCTGGTCGGCCGAGTACATCTCACGGTTGTCGAGCAGGGCCTGCTTGTTCACCTCGCGCTTGATGCGGATGTAGCCGTTGAACATGGAGCTGGCGGTGAGCGCCTCCAGCACGCGGTCCCACGTCCAGTTGCGGATGGTCTTGAGCGCGGGGTTGCCCAGGCGCCAGCCGACGTCCCCGTGCGTCATGGCGATCGAGCGCGTCTTGCCGAACTCGGCCGGGTTGGCATCCGCCCACTCCTGGGCGAGGGCCATCTTGCCCTTGAGCTGGCTGTCGATCTGGGCGTTGCCCTCCTCGTAGTCCGCGCGGACGCGGGCGACGCGGTCGTTCATCTCCGCGGTGTAGCGCTGGCGCTTGATCTGGAGCTGGGCGATCTCCCCGACGAGGGTTTCCATCTGCTCGCGGGTGGTGATGGGGGTGGTCTTGATGCGTTTGGTGGTCATGCTGTCTCCTGTGCCGCGTCACCAGGTACGGCGAATGGGGTGTTGGTTTCCGGACGGCTGGTGACGTCCGGATGAGAAAGTGAATGCGCGGCGCGCTTGCGCGCACCAGCGGCGCGGATGGCAGCGAGGCGCTTGGCGCGAAAGTCGGGCTCCTGCCACAAGCGGCTCAGGCGCTGGCCGGCCTGCTGGTGGGCCTGGGGCGCGACGGCATCCGCGCGGCGCTGCCCCAGGGTGGGATCGTCCGCCGTCATCTGGCGGATGGCCGCGGTGCGGCGCGCGCGCTCGGCCGGGTCCGCCCATCCGCGCAGGGCGCGGGCGCGCAGCTTCTCCCGCGTGGCCGGGGCGGGCAGCACGCGCTTGAGCTCGTACTCCGCCCGGGCCTTGACCGCGCGGCGGAAGGCCACCTCCCGGCCCAGGCGGCGGATGCTGAACTGGCGCACCTTGCGCCCGCAGCGGGCGAGGTAGCAGGGCGAGCCGTGGTTCAGGGCCAGGGTAACGCCGGTAACGCCGGTGGAGGGCGTGCGGTTGGAACTTTGGCCCTGGCTCATTTGCCGGCCTCCTCGATCGCCTGGTCACACGCGGCGAGATGGGCGCGGGATTGCGGGGCCTTGCGGTACTCGGCGTAGACACGGAGCGCGGTGGGCCGCGTCACGCGGCGCCAATGCGGGGCGCACATCAACATCGCATCCGGCACCAGAGCGGTGCATTCGCCCACCGGGCAGCGATGACGATTGCCGCGCGCAGCACTCACTTGCGCCCCCGTTTCTGCTTCTGCGCGGCGAGGCCGGTGAGGAAGGTTTCCCACGTGGGCGACTCGCCCTTGTCCGTCGCCTCCAGCGTGCGCTTGCAGACCTCCCGCACGAACCCGTGGTTGCCCTGGAGCGGCGCCTCCTTCATGAGCTGCTCGACCGCGCGCTTGAGGTCCGCCCGGGGCATGCCCTGGAGCCGGCGCTCGAGGAAACCGAGCACGTCGTTCTCCACCAGGTTGAGCACGATGCGCTCGGCCAGGCGGTTGCCGGTGAGCTGGCGCGACTCCTCGTACGCGGCGCGCTCGACCCGGCGCCAAAGCGTGGGCATGGCCGCGGCGATGACCTCGCCCGGGGTCTGGTTGATGATCGTCTTGAGGGTGTTAAGGCAGCGCGGGCCCATGTGGTGCCCCTCATCCAGGAGGATGCCCTTGCGCGTGCGGTTGAGCATTTCCACCGCCTTGAGCAGGCAGTCGTACTCGCTCTCCGGCAGGTCGCTGGCGCCGAGGGCGAGGAGGATGGCGCAGAGCAGCGCGCGGGGCCGGTCTCCCCACACGTCGGTCGCCTCGATGAAGAGGAAGCGGGTGCCGTACTTCTTGACCAGGAGCTTGAGGCACGAGGTCTTGCCCGTGCCGGTGTCCCCATCGATGAGGATGAAGCGGGCGATGGAGTTGGTCTTGTTCGTCTCGAAAAACGCGCGCTTGAGCTCGAGCGCGCCGAGGAAATCCTCGTACAGCTCCTCGGCGTCCTCCTCCTCGCCCATGGCCTCGATGAGGGCGACGACGGAGCGGTAGTTGATGAGCTGCTTCTCGAGGTCGAGCTCGGCGATGTCGCCCTTGAGGATGCGCTTGTAGGTGGTGGTGCTGCCGAGGCCGTCGAACTTGCGCAGGAGCGCGGAGTCCGACAGGGCCTTGACCTGCTGCCACTCCTGGATGCGGGCGGCGCAATCCTTGAGCGCGGCGGCATCCTGCGAGCGGAGGAGTTCAGGCGCCATCGGGGGCCTCCGCAGGTTGGACAGGATTTACATGAGGGACAGGATGGGGAAGACGGCACCGGTCCCGCAGCTTGTTGACCTGGTGATTGATGCTGGCTGCTTGGGCTCGATTGCCTGGACGCTGGGACACGAAGACATGGCCGTTAAGGGAGAACGCGGCGCCCTGTGACACCCCTCCGTTGATTCCGTCGCCAAAGATCGCCTGTCGGGTGAACGAAAAATCCATGATCTCAGCCACGGTGGGCCTCCTCTCCGGGGACGATGATGACGGGCGCGTCCTTCTCGATGCCGGCGTCCTGCGCGAGGTGGATGAGGTCCATCAGTGTGATGATGTAGATCGCTCCGCTCTGGGCGCTGACGATGGCGAGGCCGTGCCCTTCCAGGTACGCGATGGCATACTTGTCCCCACGCGGCATGACCTGGGCGTCGGTGAGGTGCGTCGGCCACGCGCGGTGGTTGCCGACGAGGATCTGGAACTCGAGCTGATCGATGACGGCGCCGGGTGGCGCCTGGGTGATTTCTCCTGCTGACATGGGCTGGTCTCCTGTGTGTTTTGGCTTCTACGTGATGAGGGGGTTCTCCTCGGTGAATTGGTCTTCGAGCTCGCGGAGGCGATCCGACGAAATGGGCTGGGCAGTCCGTGCCGACTTACGAGTCCCTTCCCGGTCCGCGCAGGAGTCGCCCGCTCTGGATGGTTCCGGTACCCGGCTTGGTTCAGGCCGCTGCCCGCGGCCCATCGATGTGGGGGGAATGCCTTGCGAAAGCTCCGCGCTGTTGCCCGTGCCATCGCGCACGCTGCTGCGGCGGGCGAGGCGCGTGCCGTGCAGGCCGAGTGCGCGGTACTCGACACGCACCGCATCCTCAAAGGCCTTGCGGCGATCCAGCGCGTCGGCCATGGCGTCGTTGCGCTCCAGCCCCAGGGCGAATTGCGGGATGCCGTCGACCAGCTCGGCCGCGTAGGTGGGCACGGCTTCCTCGCTCGGCCGCTTGCTGCGGATGGGCACCAGCGTGGCCCCGAGGCCGGCGTTCTGGCGGTCGAAGTAAACGGCGATTTTCTGCCCTTCCTCCCGGTGCAACTGGGGGTGATGGAACCACCAGGCCTGGCGCTTGCCGTCGGGATTGACGTACCGGACCATGGCGTGTGCGCGGCTGGCGGTGGCCTCGCGCCGGTCGCGGGAGAAGAGGTAGGTCTCCTCCGCGCCGAGGGGGCGCAAAAGCTCCGCCCGCGCGGCCAGGCCGGCGGCGTAGAGCTCGGCCGGGATGTCGTGGTAAAGCGTGCCCTCCACCCGCTCGCTGTTGACGAAGTGGAGCTTCTGCTCGATCGCGTCCGTGAGCTGCGCCATGGAGAGGAAGTAGTGGCGCGGATCCTTGCGGCCCTGCTGGCACTCCATCCACAGCTTGGTCTCGCGCTCCATCTCGCCGCGGGTGGCGCCGATCTGGCCCGGGATGGTGCGGCAGACGCGCTGGAAGTAGCGGAACCGGTTCTCGATGATCTTGGTGGTGGGGGATTGGCTCTCGATCACGCGCAGGCCGAGCGCCTGCAGGCCGCCGAGGCGCCGCTCGTCGCTGGTGTGGCCGGGCGAAATGGGCGTGCCGCGGAGCTGGTGCGCCTTCCAGATGCCGCGCTCCCAGCGCTCGCCGAGCGCGGGCTTGAACGTGTCGCGGTAGCTGTGGCCGACCCACTGCCAGATGTCGTCCGCCCGGTAGCTGTCCCGCTGCCGCACCAGGAAGCAGAAGCTTTGGAAGTAAAGCGACCGGACGTCGAGCTGGAGCAGGTTCTGCCCGCGGAAGACGCGGACGCCGAAACGGTCGCTGCACGGGTCGCCACCCCAGGGCCAATCCACCCAGCCGACGAAGTTGTTGGACATGTCGTCCCGTTCCGACAGGTCCCCGACGAGGAGCGGCTGCTCGTGGCCGAGGGGGTCCAGGTAGGTGAGCGTGCGCGGGCAGATGAAGCCGCGGCTGAGCGCCTTGGTGCCGCGGTGGAAGGCGTGCACGGCCGGGGCGACGTCCTTCACCTGCTCCCGCAGCGTGCGGGTGAGCGTGTGCTTGCTGCGGCGCGTGCGCAGGATGGCATCGGCCGTGGCCTGGCTGCAGGTGGGCGACTGCGCGAGCTGCGAAAGCGCGAGGGTGATGGACCCGGTCTGGACGTAGAGACCCTTGACCATGGTCTGCTCGATGTCATCCAGCCTGGCCAGGGGCTTGCGGCCGCACTTGGCCCACTTGGGCTTGAGGCCCTCCAGGCCCTCCGCGGCGTAGTCGCTGCGGTACCGCGAGTAGGTCGCGGGCGAAAGGCCGACGGCCTTGAGCGATTCGCCCTGGGCGACGCGGGTGAGCAGCTCGGCGCGCTGCTGCGCCACGGCGGTGGGATCGCGCGGGGGCATTTAGACCAGCCCTTTCGGTGGCCGCGGAAATGCGGATGTCTTGAGCTTCCAGAGGTGCAGCACATGCGGGTGACGATTTACATAGTCCGCCTTCGGAGGGTGGAACTGAACCACGCACTCATCCTCGTCCCAAAACAGCGCCTTGATGGCGCACATCTCCGCCCATGTCGGAGTTCGAGACCCGGTCTCGTTGCCCTTGTGCGAAAGCTCAACAGCACGAACGGAGACGTGCTCCCACTCGATTTCTGGTTCCTTCTCCGCGCTTGCCGCAATGACAACGAAGCCGAGTCGGCCCCTAGTGATCTGGAAAGCACCGTAGCGGCCGATCGCGTCATCCGTGCCGAACTCGCCAACGCGAACGCGATACTTGGAAAGATGGGCCCAGTCGGCGCGCATCACTCACCCCTCCGGTAGTCCGCGCGCTCCTCGGCAAGGAGGAGGAAGGCGAAGATGATGACGGCGAGGCCGAAGACCTTGACCAGGTAGAACGGATCAAGGACGAGAAGCGCCCCGATCGTGACGAACACGGCGCAGATCGACGCGTCGGCGAAGGTGCGCAGCCGGCGGGCGAGCGGCGTCATTTGACCGTTCCCTTCGCGATGTGGCGGCGCGCCTGCATGAGCGCGAGGATCAAGTCGTCGACCACCTCGGGCTCGAGAAAGACGTAGTCGTACTCGGTGTCGGCAGGGACGGCGGACATACCCTGCCGCAGGCCGATGGAACCGTCCTGGGTGGTGACGATGATCGGCGGCATGGCCGGCTCGCCGACGGTGAGGGAAAACTTACCCACGACGTGCCCCCTTCCGTGCCGCAATCTTGAGCAGTTCCTCGGGCGCATCCTCGAGTAGGAGCTCCCACTCCTTCTCCACAGCGGCCTTGGCGTCGGTGGGGACGTCGCGCCACTTCTCCCAGCCGTTGCGGAGGGAGGCGAAGGCGCGCGGCAGGATGCCGTCGAGCTCGCCCTGGGCGTTGAGCGCGGCGTAGATGACGGCCCCGCGCTGGGCGCCGGCGGGCTGGCCCGTGCGGAACCCGGCGTACTGACGCGGGATGGACGCTTCCTCAAAAAGGACCAGGCGCCGCAGCTCGGCCCATTGCTCGGCCTCCATGCCGGCGTGCATCTCGGCGAGGTAGCCGAAATGTTCACGCGGAACCCGGTAACGCAGAGCAAGATCGCGATAGCTGCCCAGCTCCTGACCGGAAACTGGCTGGATTCCAGCCAGTTTTTTGGGCCGGCCGCCTTTGTTGCGCTCCTTGACTAACTGCGGATGCTGCTCGAAGAGTAGGAACGCGATGCCGGAGCGGGTAAGCTGGCGGCGCGCGACGGCGCTCTCGATGGCGACCGCCAGCACGTCCGGCTCCGGCCGGATGGCGACGGGGATGGACGGAAGCTCCAGCACCTGCGCGATGCGCAGCCGGGTGCGCCCGTCGTAAACCCGGCGCTCGGCATCCGCCACCAGCGGCGTGAGGATGCCGAAGACCTTCACCGAGTTTTCCAGCGCCGCATGCTGGTCGTCAGACAGGCCGGGGAAATTCGCCAGCGCGGGGTGAAGGGTGAGGCTTTGGGGGGAAACTTGGATGATGTCGGTGGTCATAAATAAAAATCGTTAAACGGAGGCCTGAGAAGGCTTCGCCTTGGACCGAACGGGGAGGCGGGAAATCGCCTTTAGAACCGGCTTGCTGGTTGCCTTCCCATTCAGGACCAGACAAATCCACTGGTAGGATTTTCCGACATGCGCGGCAGCCGAGCGGTAGCTCCAGCCCTTCTGCTTCATCTCCCGCTTCACCCGTTCGTGATCGAACATACGGGACGTTGTATATCCGTTAGCGGAACCGGTCAAACGGAAATTCAATTATCCGTTTGTTTACCTCGGTAAAAAAGATTGTGTTCTAGCTCGAATAGTGAGATAGAGGATTTTCGCCATGCCGCCTAAGCGTTCAAAGACCCGAACTTCCGATAGCTTTGCCAAGAGGCTTGAGGCGGAGTTGGTTCGGTACGGGATTACGCAAATTTCCGTCGCGAACCGGCTCGGGATTTCTCAGGGAACCGTGTCTGGCTGGTTCAATCGCGGGTATGTGCCGCAACCGCGCATCCTCTTCGATCTGGCTGATATGTTAGGTGTGCGCCCGGAATGGTTGCTTGAGGGAAAGGAACCGAAGTTAAACGAGCGCTCGCAGCGAGTAGGAGAACAGGTGATCACCGACGTCATGCATCTACCGTCGGCGGCTCTATCCGTTTTCCGGGAGAGCGCGTCGGATTACAAGCAGAAGGGCGTAGTCAACGCGGTACCTTATCCGGCAGGCGTCCGGATGATTCCGGTCCTATCGTGGGCGCAGGCCGGGCAAGCGGTGGACTTCGCGCAAATGCCTGATGAGTGGCTGGAATTGATTCCCGCTGCGGTTACGGACGATCGAGCGTTCGCCGTACAACTGCGCGGAGACTCAATGGAACCCAAATACTCTGACGGCGACGTGGCGATCGTGCTGCCGAACACACCTCCTCGAAACGGAGACCTCGTCATTGCCAACATCAAGGAGGAGGGGACAGCTTTCAAGCTGATGTTCCTGGTAGGCGGTGACCCGGAGAAAATTCGCCTTAAATCGTACAACCCCACGTACGACCCCATGGATTATCACCGGGATGATTTTCACTGGATCCGCCCCGTGCTTTCGGTAAACAAAATCGTGAGGAGGTAAACGATGAAGCGGTTGGCTTTCTTGGCAGCAATGTTAGCGCTGGGCTTGGCGGCCCAGGCGGAGGACTTGACCCTTTCCGACGGGAAGGTCTACAAGAACGTGACGTTCCTCAAGCACTCGGTGACGTCGGTGACGATCGAGAGCGACTCGGGCGGCGCCATCGTGCCGCTGGAGAAGCTGCCGTCGGATTTGCAGAAGCGATTCGGCTACGACCCGGCTGCGGCCAAAGTTGCTTTGACCGAGCAGAATCAACGGGCTGACGCGGCCGTGGCAGACGCGGCCGATGACGCCAGCTTCAAGCAGGCGGCGGGGCGTTATGCCTACGTCCATGGCAAGGTACTCCCTCGCGCCGACGCGAACACGTACAAGCTCACCGTGAAGTTGATAGAGAGCGGCGAGGCGATCCTTTCCGACGGACGTGATTTGGGCGTGGGCTCGGCGGTGCAACTTTACGTGCAGGATTATGCCGTCGTGGGAGGAACCCCGACCAGCAACCCAACGGCGATACCGGCAGGCCTCAAGCTCTCCGGCGAGAAAGCCATCCTGACTTGGCCACTCACTAGCGACCAGATTCAGACGTTCGACCTGATCAAGGTTGGCGTCTCGGACAGCGGGCTGCCGATCTTCGCGCCCGCCGGGTCGCTGACGAAGGAGGATTGGGTGGCGGCTGGACGTCCGCTGTGAACCGATCCTGCGTTATAAACCTGACTAACAAGAGTTTCCTTGAGGGACGTCGAGCCGATTTTATGATATGCTTTCTTGTCAGCCGGGTGGCTCCGAGGTAATTCACTCATCGCTCCGTGCCGATATGCAAAATATTAGCGACTGGCACCTGACTGGCTTGCTTCCCTGACTTGTCACCTTAGTTTGGAACCCCCCGCATGGCCATCGTTCGTCAATCACCACCCGACAACAGCACGGGTATGCCCTTTTTGTTCAGTAATGGGGATTACCAAGCGCTCAAGATCGCCGCAGACAAACTTGGGTTCCGAGACGAGGAGAGTTTGCTGCGGTTTGCGTTAGCCGTTCTTTCCAAGTCGGCAACGCGGACGTTTACCATTATTGATCAAGATGGCAAAAGTGTTGCGCTTAATCCGACGCCTTCCCTTTTGAAGGACAGCGCGGCGCCTCCCGCTCCGGCCAATCATTAACCGCGGCCATGGCACTTCCGAGGAAAGGGTCGGACCCCTCCGACAACTTTGACGCATCGGAGTTGATCGCCTCGCGCGATTCTCACGAGAAAGGCATCTCGGAGCTCAACGAACGGGTAACGAGCATGGAGAGCAAGCTCAAGACTCCGCAGGACCTCGCAACGTTTTTCGAAGGTGCATCTAAGGATAGCCGGGTGCTAGACGGTGTCTTCGCGAGCATGTTCTGCCGCTTCATGAAGGAGAACGACCAGGTACGCGAAGCCGTGGACAAGCGCATGGAGGAAGTGGACCGTAAATTCATCCACAAGTTTATGAAGCGCGGATGGATCGTACTCTATACGATCGGTGTTTTTGTGGTTTCAAAGCTATCTGATGCGCTGGGCGAGTATCTGAAGTCCCTTTTAATTCATAAGCCGTAGCGAACCGGCCTCAGTGATTCGCGGGCGGAGGCGGGCACGGCGTAGGGTGCGCGCATGCTCTTTGCCGAGGAGTTGCCCACCTCCGTCATCGTCCCCCAAAACGCGGTGACGATCGTCATCGTCCTGAGCGTTTGCCTCTTCCTGCTTAATTTCGCAGCGGCGATCCTGGTCTTCGTGATGGCGGCCAAGCGCAAGCCGTCCGTTGAGGCGGAGTTTGCCACCAAGGCGGAACTGCACCGCGAGATTGCCGGGGTCAAGGCCACGATCCAGATCAGCGACGACCGCATCGACAAGAAGTTCGATTCGCTGGACGAGCGCAACGATGAGCGCTCCAAGGAGGTTTTTCGCAAGATCGACGACATCGCGAAGTCGTTCGACCTCGGCATGCGCGAGGTCCACCGCGTGCTGGGCCGGCTCGAGGGAGGCCCCAAGTGACGCCCCAGCAACGGCGCGAGATCCTGCGCACGGCGGTGCTGGAGTACCTGGCCGCCCGCCCGGCAAACGCCTTTGACGCGGAGATGATCCGCCGCGGGATCCACCGTACGAGCCTGATCGACTTCGAGGCGAACGCGGAGGAGACCTCCGAGGCACTTGCCTTCCTGCGGGGCGGCGACTTCATCCGCACCACGCCCCACATGCTGGGCGCCACCCTTTCCTACCAGGTCACCAGTGCCGGTGTCCTGGCCCACGAACGCGGCACGCTCAACCCCCGACCTCTATGAACCTGAACAAGCCCTTCTACCTTTCCATGACGATCATCAGCGCGCTGGTGAGCGGCGTGGCTCAGTTGCTCAATCTCTTCGGCGTCAGCATTGCCGACCTCGTCCCCGCCATCACCGAGGCGATCGGCAAGGAGGTCAACGCCACGGTCTCCATCGCCGGCGTGGTGCTGGCGATCATCGGCCGGTTCCGCGCCCGCAAGACCGTCACTTTGGGCCCGACGCCATCCTCCACAACTCGGCTTCTCCTGGCCTCGGCGGTTGCGGGGATGGCGTCGGTAACCCTGGTGGCGTGCAGCGCCCAAACCTACACCTACACGCCGGCGGGGGCCAGCACGCCCGTCACGATCACCGGCTTCGGCGCGTGGTGCGAGAACAACCTGGCCACCATCCGCTCGGCGACCAAGAGCTCGGTGCTGATCCTGGCGCAGAAGGCGATCAAGCAGGCGACCACGGCGCAGCGCATCGCGAGTGACATCCGCGCGGTCGAAGCCGTGCTGCAGCCTCTGCTCTCCCAGGGCACAACGACGCAGGCCGACCTCGATAACGCGCTGGCCAAGGTAAAGGTCAACGACACCGACGGCGTGTACGCGAACGCGATCGAGCCGGCGATCACGCTCGTCGGCGGCTACCTCGTCACCCTCGTGAACGAGAACACCCCGACGAAGGTGACGACCGATGTGCTGAACGCGCTCAACAACGGCCTCGACGATGCCGCGGTGTCGCTGGACCCGACGACCACCACCACGAACTGACCATGGCGCTGGACCCTGTAACGGCGGCGCTGCAACTCGGCGCGAACCTGGTCACCGGCGGCGTGCAGGTGGCCGGCGACGTCATTTCCACCACGCAAACCCGCCGCCTCGACGCGGCCAACCAGAAAGCCACCGACGATGCCAAGAACTTCAAGGACGCTCTGCTGCGCCGCGATGCTGAGTATTGCAGCAACGCTCTTTCCGGGTTGCGCACCGGTATCCTCGTCGACCTTACCGACGCCGAGAGTGAGCAGCTTCGAGGCACGGCCCCCGGCCTCACCTCCCTTGGCCTCCTCGGCCTCTACTGTCGCGGACGCAGCGCCGACCTTGCCGCCGAGCGAGCTGAAATCCTTATCGACACCGCCAGCACGGTGAGCGGAGGCGCGAAGTGATGACTCCCCGCCAACTGCGCATCGGCGCGTGGCTGATCCTCGCCTGCATCCTTCAGTGGCTGCGGGAACACTGGGATGTGGCGGTGCTCGTGGCGCTGGCCCTCGTCGGCATCGCCTTCGCCTGCGTCAAGGTTTCGCGCGTAACTCCCGTCACGGCACAGCGCGCGGAGATCGCGCAGCTCTCCCGCGAGTTCGCCGACGAGCGCACGGAGCTCGACCGCATCCAGCGCGAGCTTGCCGCCTACGACGCGAGCAACAAGGTCGCGGCGGACGAGATCCACCTTTTGCAATCCACCCTCAACCCCTGAAAACCCATGCCCCTCGACCCTGTTCCCGCCTCCACTCCCGCTCCCGCCGCCGCGACCACCGCGCCGGCGGCCCCCAGCACCCGCGTCATCCCCACCGCCGCGCCGGCCGGCGGCACGGCCGTGAAGCCGCGCCCGCTCGTCGCCGCCACGAAGGAACAGCCGGCGGTGCATGACGTGACGCCCGCGCAGGCCGTGATCCACCGCATCGAGTTCACGAAGGAACAGGCCGTCGCGCTGTTTGCCGCGATCGATCCCCAGGCGCCGGAGGGCAAGACGGCCGGCAAGGTCATCGCCCAAGTCGGCCCGGCAGGCGAGCTGTTCCTCACCATCACCTACGCCGAGTAGGGCACCAGGCCGCACCAGGAGAACCCCGTTTGTGACGTACGCCGCGCCCCAGCAGCCCGCTCTCTACGCGCGGGAGTGTCTCCGCCTGGAGGGGGTGATGACCTGTGTCTCCTTCGACGATGTGTTGGACCTGACGCTGGGGCTGAACCACCCCCACTTCGACAACCTGATCGTGGTCACCGACCACAACGACCGGGCGACGTGGCTCTGCTGCCAGAAGCACAGCGTGATGTGCGTGCGGACGGATTTGTTCAACAAGAACGACCGGCGCTTCAACAAGGGCGCGGCGATTAATGCGGGGTTTGACCGCTTCCAGTACCACGGGTGGAGGTTGCACGTGGACGTGGACATCATCCTGCCGGACAACTTCCGCCGGATGCTCTTCAACCATACGCACCTTGAGCACGAGTGCATCTACGGGGCCACTCGGCGGGACATCGTGGGCCGGGAGAACCTTCAGCGCTACCTTGCGGCCCGGCTGCAACACCCGCAGCATGCCTTCCAATCCGGCCTTTCCACCGAGCATGGTGGGGAGATGCCCCAAAGCGGCCCCTCGGCCAGCTCGGCCCAGTACGTCGATTCGCTGCGCGGATACTGCCCCATCGGCTTCTTCCAGCTCTGGCATGCGAGCCGGCAACGCGAGTACCCGTACTCGCTCGGGACGGCCTGCCACGATGACGTGATCTTTGCGCAATCGTGGCCGTTGGCTCATCGGCGGCTGCTGCCCAGCGTGATGTGCTACCACCTGGTCGGGCGACTGCCGTACTACGGCGAAAACTGGGACGGGAATCGCCGGCAACCGAGGCTCGCATGACCTTCGACCCCCGCACCGAGGCGAACATCGCCACGCTGACGCCGGCCACCCAGGCCGCAGCGAGGAAGTTCCTGGCCGCCATCGCGGAGTCCAACCGGCTGCCCGCCGGCTACGCGGTGAAGATCATCTGCGGCACACGCACCTACGCGGAGCAGGATGCGCTCTACGCCCAGGGCCGCACCGCGCCCGGGCCGGTGGTGACGAACGCGCCGGGCGGCTTCTCCAACCACAACTTTGGGATCGCCTTCGACCTCGGCGTCTTCGACCAGAGCGGCCGTTACATCGACGACCTGCCGGACGCCGGCCTGGCCGGGTGGGACGAGGCGCGGGTGTCGCACTTCTACCGCTCGCTCGCGCCGATCGGCAAGGCGCTGGGCCTCGAGTGGGGCGGCGACTGGGAGTCGATCGACGATGAGCCGCACTACGAGCTCAACCCCTGGCCGGACCTGAGCGAAAACGACAAGCTGGCGCGCCTGCGCTCCATGACCGAGGCCGGCGAAGCGATCGCGTGAGAACATGCCGGATGAACTCGAACCCACGCGCAAGGGGAAGATCGCCAGCCTGCCGCTGGCGCTTCGCCAGGAGCTGAACCGTCGCCTGGACGATGGGCAGCGCGGCCCGCAGCTCCTCGCCTGGCTGAACACGGAGGAGGCGGTGCTCAAGGTGCTCGACGAGCACTGGGGCGAGCAGCCGATCAACGCGCAAAACCTGACCGAGTGGCGCCAGGGCGGCTACCAGGACCACCTGCGCCGGCGCGAGCGGGTGGACAACCTGAAGGCGCTGAGTGAGTACGCGCTGAAGCTGGGCGAGGCGGCGGGCGGCAGCATCGCGGACGGCTCCGCCGCCATCGCCGGCGGCAAGATCATGGAGCTGCTGGAGGAGGCGCAGGGCGGCGAGCTGAAGGACCTGGTGAAGTCGCTTGACCTGATCCGCTCCGGCGACCACGAGCGGGAGAAGATGAGCCTGCGGCAGAAGACGCTCGCGCAGCGGGACGAGATGATCTCCCTCACCCGCCAGAAGTTTCATCGGCAGAGCGCGGAGCTCTTCCTCAAGTGGTACGCGGACAAAAAGGTCAAGGAGGTCGTCGAGTCGCGCGCCACGAACGCGGACAAGATCGAGCTGCTCGGCCAGCACATCTTTGGCGAGGACTGGGACGACCCGAAGGAGAGCGCATGAGCCCGCCCCTGCTTTACGAGCGGGAGGTTTTTCGCCAGCAGGCGGCGTTTTTCCTCATGCTCTGGCGCCGGCAGGGACGCAAGACGTCCAACATGGCCAAGCGGGCGCTGAAGAAAATGATGAAGCGCCCCGGCCGGCTGGTGACGTTCTGCTCGGCCTCCATTTTGGTCGGCCGGGAAATGCTGATGAAGGAGGGCGCGGTGATCCAGGCCGCGTTCGAGTCCTGGAAGACCGATGCGGCCAAGGCCTCGCTGAAGGTGGAGACGAACACGGACGGCCTGACGGCGGACGACTTTCTCGATCTCTTCGAGCGCGGACGCGTGGAGGCCAAGCTGTGGCACTCCCGCACCGTTTGCTCGCGCACGCTGATCATCGCGCCCAACGTGGCGACGGCCCGCGGCTTCTCCGGCGACGTGATGCTGGATGAGATCGGCTTCATCCCGGACTTCAAGGACCTGTGGGAGGCGATGGAGCCCATCGCCTCGGCGGACCCCGACTTCACCGTCACGATGGCGACCACGCCGCCGAACGACGATGCGCACTTCTCCTACGAGCTGACCGTGCCGCCGGAGGGCCTGAAGTTTGAGCCCAACGCCAAGGGCCATTGGTACCGCAGCCAGGCCAACGTGCTGGTGCATCGCGCCGACGTGTACGACACGGCGGCCGCGGGCCTGAAGCTGTACGACCTCGAATCGCGCAACGAGATCACACCGGCGGAGCACCGTCTCAAGGCGCTCGATCGCGACGCGTGGGACCGCAACTACGCGCTGATCTTCAAGGCCGGCGGCACTGCGGCGATCACGCTCGCGGCGTTGCACGTGGCCATGACGCAGGGGAGTGGCCAGTGCGTGTTTGCAGAGGACGAGTACCCGAAGGGCTGGGAGGAGACGCTGTCCGATCACCCCACCGTCATCGGGCTGGATCCCGCGACGACGGAGAACCAGACGAGCAACCCGACCTCCATCTGCATCTCGCAAAAGATCGGGAGCAAGGTGATCGAGCGGTGCGTGGTGGTGTTCAAGACCAATGACCCTGACCACACGCGGGCGATGGTGCGCATCGCGATCGACGGCGTCCGCGCGCGCACGGGGCGGCCGCCACGCCGGCTGGTGGGGGACGGGACGAATGAGCGGTTCTTCATGACCGACTTGAAGCGCGAGCTGGCCGGCAAGGTGGTGATGGAGATCGTGGTGATGAGCGAATCGATCGAGTTTCGCGGCGAGACGATGACGAAAAAGACCTACCTGGGCAGCCTCTACGTGGACCAGTACGAAGACGCCTCCATTGCCATCCCGGAGGATCGCTACATCCGCGAGGACCGGCGCTTGGTGGTGAAGGAGAAAGGGCTGTTCGTCAACCAGACCGACTCTCGCGGGCGGCACGCGGACACATTCACCTCCGGCTCGCTGGCCGTACATGGACTGCTCTCGCGCGGCGGCCCGGCCGAGGCGGAAGCGGTCGGCGTGGGCGGCTTTGGCGTCAAGCCCCCGGCCGGCAAGTGGAAGAACCCCTTTGCGAAGATGTTTGACCAGGGAGGCGTGAAACACCATGGCTGATCCAAACCCCATCCGCAGCGCCATCGCGAACTGGCTGGAGTGGCTTGTGCCCAGCCGCTCGACTAAGGGCTGGTACAACTATCGCGGGAGCGAGCCGTCGTTCATCGCGAACCTGATGGATGTGGATCGGCTGCGGCAGGTGATCGCCTCGGCCGAGACGGGGAACGTGCGCGACCTCTTTGGCCTGTATCGCGACGTGATCATGGCCGACAGCCATGTGCAGTCGGAGATGTTGAAGCGCAAGCTGGCGGTGCTGGGCGATGCGCTGAGCCTGCAGCCGGCCGACAAGACGAACGCGGACGACGTGGCGGCGCGCGACGCGATCAAGGACCAGCTCGATGCGGTGCCGAATTTCACTTTTGCCTGCGGCCACTTGCTGGATGGCTGCCTTTTCCCTCTCGCGATGCTGGAGCGCTGGTACGTGCCGAGCACGCGCCCGGGCCTGCGCTACGACCTGGGCGGGTTGAACATCGTTCCGGCAAACATCATCGACTACACGACCGGCTGGATGAAGCTGCGCAAGCTGGACCAGCAGGGCGGTTACATGACGGCCGACCTGGAGGACGCGGACCCGAATCGCTACATCATCCACCGCGGGCATCTGCTGAGTGAGGCGGACTTCTGGGGCGGGCCGATGCGGTCCATTCTCTTTTGGTGGCTGCTGCGGTCGATGGGCCGCGACTGGTGGGCGCGGTTCCTCGAGAGGTACGGTGCGCCGTTCATCGTCGGCAAGTACGACCAGAGCGACGATGCGAGCCGCGCGATCCTGACCCAGGCGTTCAACGCGGCGACGAAGATCTTTGGCCTTGTCGTCTCAAACGAGACGGAGGTGGAGCTGATGGAGGCGGCGACTAGCTCGACCGGCGAGGCGTTCGAGCGGTTCGTGGACCGGTGCAACGACGAGATTTCCAAGCTGATCGTCGGGCAAACGGCGAGCTCCAACATGAAGTCGACGGGGCTGGGCTCCGGCGTCTCCCAGCAGCACGAGAGCGTACGGCAGGATCTGCGTCAATTCGACAGCAAGATGCTGGGCGAGACCTTGCGGGACCAGTTGTTCCGGCCCTTTTTGCTGATCAACGGCCTGACCGGGGCGCCGCCGCGGGCGGTGTGGGGCGGCCTTTCCCCGGACGAGCAGGAGTCGCTCGGTGATACGGTGTCGAAGTTGTCCAGCGCGGGCTTGGAGCTGACCGATGAGGGCATCGAGACGGTGAGCGAGCAGTTAGGCATACCTTTTCAACGCAAGGCGCCGCCGCCGGCGCTCCCGGGGCTGGGCGGCGACATGGCCGATCCCGACGGGGAGAAGCCGCGACCTTTTTCCGCGCCCGGGCTGCTGCCGCTGGCGGCCCGGGGCAACTCGGCGGACGCGGGCCAGGCGTCCGTGGACCGGGTGGCCGCTGAGGGGGCCGCGAGCCTCGCGCAGGCCTTTCGCGGGAGCCTCGCGCCGGTGCGGCGGATCATTCTCGAAAGCTCGTCGGCGGAGGAATGCCAGGCGCGCATCCACGAGTTCTACGCGGACTGGGACCCGAAGCGGATCGCCGGGCTGACGGAGGAGGCGCTGGTGGCCTTCGCCGCGAACGGCGCGGCCAATCGCGCGGTCTGA